AATGGTATCAGAGGTATTCAGCAGGGTATCTGTGACAGCACATATTCTCTTAACAATACCATGCAGAGTGGCTTTAATGGTATGAATGTCGGAATGCTTCAAGGCTTCAACAGCGTTCAGCAGGCAATCAATGCTGATACTGTAGCCGGTATGCAGAATACCAATGCATTACAGTCTCAGTTAGCAAATTGTTGCTGCGAAACAAGAGAAGCAATCCAGGGCATCAACTATAACCTGGCTACCAACACTTGTGCATTGCAGAACACAATGAACAATAACACCAGAGACCTTCTGGAAAATCAGAACAGCAACACTCGTGCGCTGTTAGACTTTTTAACACAGGATAAGATTGCAACATTACAGGCAGAGAATTCTGATCTGAAACGTGCTGCATCCCAGGATCGCCAGTCTGCATTGCTCACAACTGCAATGGCTTCTCAGACACAGCAGTTAATCAATGCAATCAATCCGGCTCCGATTCCTGCATTCCAGGTTCCGGCTCCATATGCATACGCAGGATGCAATACATATGGTAATGGTTGTTGCTAAGTAACTCACCCTTAGAGGTTGACTAATTCTAAGAGGTGGGTTGCGGCTCACCTCTTATTGATTGAGAGGTAAAAAATATGGCATGTAAGAATGTTTGTAAGCTCTGTAATCACCTTGTGCTGTCTACTGCAATTGCATTCACAGGTGGAAATCTTGTGGTTACTATCCCGGAAGGAAGCTACAATAATGGAGAAAAATACTGCATTGTTTTAGCACAGTCTATTCCGAATACAACCACAATTACCGCCCCAGTAATGATTCAGATAGGAACAGGAACAACTTTGTATCCGCTAGAAAATCGTTGCTGTGCACAGATTACGGCTTGTGGAATAAGAACCAGAACGAAGTACGCAACTAGAGTAGCTACAAGTGCAACTGGCGGAGTATTCAAGATGTTAGGAAATCCGGCTTGTAGTCCGAGCAACAATTTGAAAGCAATTAATGGTACAGCCCCAACGACAGAAGCACCTGTTACGCAGGCTGTTAGAAAGGGGGCACTGTAATGCATAAAGTTGCAATGGAAATGGGAAAATGGGCTATGGAAAAAGCCAAGGCACATGGCTTCGACAATCTCAGTGCTCAAGATTGGGATGATTTGAAAGACTGCATGGAATCCGTAAAGTGCGCGATTTGTGCAGATAAAGATTACAGAATCGTAGAAGCTATGGACGAATGCGAACAGGAAGAAAAGTATCTTGGACGCATGGGATATGACCGTTACCGCTATTCAAATGGGCGTTTCGCTCCAAAAGGTAGGGGAACCAGAAAAGGCTATAGACCGTATCTGTATATGCAGGATGATGACTGGATGGATGAGTATTTAAACAATCCAGAGTTTGAGCGCAATATGTACCGCATGGGATATCATCCAGATCGTAGTGATATGGAAAATGATGGTATGAATATGAATTGGAAGAAGTCCAGATATGGCGAATCCTATGATAGATACGATGAGAATCGTAGACACTATCATGATTCTAAGGATTCTGAATCCAAGAGAAAAATGGATGATTCCATGAAAGAATACACATCAGATATTATTCGTAACCTTACGGAAATGTGGTCGGATGCAGATGCAGCGCTCAGACAGCAGATGAAAACTGACCTGAGCCGTTTAGTTCAGCAGATGACATGATTACAATATTGATTAAGCCCTTGTTGCAGTAGTGCGGCAGGGGCTTTTTTCGTAGAAAGGATGATAATAAACCATGCTACGACAATTCTACATGAATGGGGACTTATGGAGAGTGCGCTTTGTTTCTCCCAATGATAATGTTTTGATTGACCGTACAGGAAAACGCACACTTGCCGTATCTGATTATTCCACAATGACAATTTCTATTGCGAACAACCTGCATGGTGAACTTCTAAATCGTGTATTTATCCATGAATTAGGTCATTGCGTGATGTTCAGCTATGGTTTACTGCCAGAGCTTCACCGCATGGTCAAGAAACGATATTGGGTGGACGCAGAGGAATTTGTATGCAATATTCTGGCAGACTACGGCCATTTCGTGATTGGTACGGCCAGAGATATTTTGGGAAACCAATTCACATATGTAGCCCCTGTTAGAGCAGAAAGGATGATTGCATGAGAGGATTAGTCCGTCAAAAGCAAAAGGTATATTGGTCACGAATATCTGAGAAAACACAAGGATTAGACCGTATTAAAGTTTATGAGAAACCAGTTTTATACTCTTTTTCCGTATCATCCACTGCTGGAACGCCGGAAGAAATTGCAGCCGGAATAGTGCCAGATTACGACAGGTATATTACAAGCTTTAATCGAAATTTTCATCCACAGGAAGCGGACATATTTTGGATAGATAGAATCCCACAAATAAGCGAGGATGGAAACCTTATTTTGGATGAAAATGGAGAGCCAACAGTATTACCAGACTACACACTAAAGAAGATTTTAGACACACAAAAAGGCAATATTGCCAGATACGGAATTTCTAAGAGAGGAAACGAAGATGGGTAAGACAATAAAGTGTACCTTATCACAGAAATCAATCCAAAAAGCTATTGATGAAATAAAAAATTATCAAAAATCTTTAAGGAATAAAAATGAAATCTTCATAAAAAGATTATGTGAATTAGGGATTCCGGTCATTGACCAAAATATTTTGGCAGCACAAGGCGATTCTGATAAGAACCATAATACTTATATCAAAATCAACAGTTTTGGGGACTATGCAGAAGCTCATTTAATATGTGAAGGAATAGACCTTTTGTTTATAGAATTCGGTGCAGGTATTCACTACAATGGTGCAGCCGGTTCTAGTCCGCATCCAAAAGGAGAAGAATTTGGTTATATAATCGGTTCTTACGGACAAGGAAAAGGAAAAAACGATTCCTGGGTATATGTATCTGATTCTGGCGAATGGGTACGTTCTTACGGTACAGAAGCTACAATGCCAATGTATAAGGCAAGCGTAGAAATCATTCAGAATATCCGCAAAATCGCCAAAGAGGTGTTCTCTTCTTGAAGATGATACCAAAGTATACTGAATGATACCAACCAATTATGTTATGATTACAGTGTTAAATTGTAGCAAGATATGCAATGCGTTCACTATGAAGGTGGGCGCGTTTTTTATTGTGAGGTGACAGATATGCCAGACACAATAGAATCTCCTGTATTGGAAGTTTTTTCAAGGTGGGGAGCGGCTGTTTCTAAGATTACCGGCGCAGACAATTATTCCATGGATGGGAGCGAGACAAATGCTTCCGGCAAAAAAGCATATGCACAGCTTTATATGCTCGGGAATCCAATTACAAGAGGTGACCTTGAAGGGGATGAATGCGCAACAATGCCATCATTTCAAGTAAATTGCTTCACCTCTGGGAGCAAAGCACTAACCAGAGTGTATGAATTAGATAAGATAAGCCACAAAGCTATGGTGAGCATGGGATTCCGCCGTACATATGGCCCGGAACCTATGTTTTTTGGTGACAGTGGAATCAAAAAGCTTATAAGCCGATACAGCCGGATATATACAGGAAAATTACTTTGAAACCAATGAACGCATAGACGTTCTTTTTTTATGCTTAAAACGAAAGCGAGGTGAGATTATGGATCAGATTTTAAGTTATGTAAAGCCAGAATTACTTATTGTCGTTGTAGTTCTTTATTTTATCGGGGTAATGATTAAAAAATCAGAAAATATTTCTGACAAATTTATTCCAATGATTTTAGGAATCCTTGGTGTATTAATTTGCGGTCTTTATGTTTTTGCAACATCTACAGTTTCCGGTTCACAGGAAGCTGCAATGGCACTGTTTACCGCAATTACACAAGGTGTTATCGTTGCCGGATTAAGCACTTATGTAAATCAGCTTATTAAGCAGTCTGGAAAAGAAGAGTAGAAAGGCGGTGATCCGCTATCTCCCGGCACAGGGTTACGTGCATATTACCGATTTTTTGTTTGAAAAAAATTGCTGACCTTAAAGAGTTAAAGGTAGAAAGGAGAAATAATGAGCCGTTTAACAACATTAGGCGTGACTTTTGGTTATGGAGTTGAAACCGAAAAAGGCGTAAAGCCTACAACTTTTAAGCAACTTGAGCTTGCAAGCTCTATTGGTGGAATTTCACTTGATACAGAACAAATTGACGTATCAGCATTGGAAGATTATATCACAAAATATGCAGCTGGTAGACAGGATACTGGCGGTACATGGGAAATCGAATTTATCATGGATCCAGATAAATCTGTTAAGCAGATTAAGGAACTTTATAGTGCATCTAAGACAGCAAAAGAAACTGGACTTGCAACATGGTTTGAGGTTGTTTTCCCGGATATGACAGATGCATTCTTTGTTACAGCTGAGTGCGGACGTGAGATTCCACTTCCAGAAGTTGGACAGAATGAAGCTGCAACAATGTCCATTTCCCTTATTATCACAGATTACAAGGGACTTGAAACAAAGGTTGCTCTTACAAAATCAGAATGATGTTTTTAATGGGAGGATTATAAAATGGTAACTTTTAATGTACATGGAAAAGAATATAAGGTTGTATTTGGATACGGACTTCTTACAAAAACAGATGTTCTGGACAAGGTACAGGGAATTACAGATGGAAAAGAGAGAAGCCTTCATAAGATGATTTCTCTTCTTCCGGAACTACTTCTTGCCGGACTTCAAAAGAAACACAAGGAAGAGTTTGGGTATGAAAGTGATTCTGAAAAAGAAGCTGTTCTTAATAAAGTCTGTGACCTTTTGGATGATTACGAAGATGAAGGAACTGAGGAAAATCCGAAAAGCGGATTTGATTTATACCAACTTCTTGACAAAGAATTGGAGAAAAACGGTTTTTTATCCGGTCTGCTGAATTCAGTAGCAGAAGCACAGGCAGTGGAGAAGAATGCAACGAAGCTTCCACAGGATCACAAAAAGAAAAATTAACATTTCGAGAAGTTGTTTACCAAGAGATTCTTCCTTTATACCTCTCTATTGGCGTATCTAAAGAAGAATTTATGGATTCTACACCAGCTGAATTAAAACCTTATCTCGAAGCTGAAAAGATACGTCAAAAGAGAAGAGACGCTGAGCTTTGGCAAGCGGGCATTTATGAAACATCAGCCACATTCACAGCTGTTGCAAATGCTTTAATGGGAAAAAAATCCAAAGCAGAGTATTTGAAAAAACCTTTACTGGAATCAGCAGAGGAAGAAAAGCGTAAACAGGAAGGCATACTTTCCGAAGAAGAAAAGAAAAAACAGAGAAACGCACTTTTGGCAAGCTTGCAACTCATGCAGGCGAACTTTGAGCTTAACCATGAAAAGGGCAGGCAGGATGAATAAGTCTTGTCTGCCCTTTATTTTTTTGTAAAAAAAGGAGGGATAAATAAAATGGCTGAAAATACCATTGATACCCTTGATATACAAATTAGCAGTAGTACAGAAAAAGCAGTACGTGCGCTGACTAATCTTTCAAATAAACTCACAGAAGTTAATTCCGCATTAAGCGGAGTTAATACAAACGGATTACGTGGTTGTGTAAGGGAACTTGGAAAACTAAAAGAACTTGATATAGGGAAAATGACAAGCATTGCTGATGGAATTGGAAAATTCTCAAATTCCATAAAGACAATGGGCGGAGTAGATTATAAAGGTTCTGGACTGAATGCAGTTATCAACTCAATCAACAGGCTTAGCCAGGTTGATATAAGTAGTTTTGACACAGGAAAACTCGGAGAAATAATCACTAAATTATCAGGTTTATCGGAAATACCAGATGTATCTACCAGTGTTAATCGTTTTGTCAATTCAATGGCTAGACTAGCCAATTCCGGTGAATATATTGCAAATGTATCGGCTGAATTGCCTGGGCTTGGAAGAAATCTTAAATCAATCGTAGAGAGTTTTACGAGCGTTGGCGATATATCTGAACCTGTAAATAGGTTAGTTCAGTCTATTGCACAATTGGCAAGCTCTGGAAATAAAATCGGACAAACGTCAAGCCAGCTTGGAACACTAGCAAAGGAAGTATTATCTTTCTTTGATGTAATGAAAACCGCACCAAAAATCAGTGATAACACAATCCGCATGACGGAAGCACTGGCAAAGTTGGCTAATGCAGGGGGAAAGGTAAATTCCGCTACAAATTCTATATCCAGTGCGTTTTCTAAATTATCATCTGCAACATCTAGCCTTGGTAATATTGTTAGTAAAACTTCTTCTATAATTGGAACCGGGGTAAAAGGCATTATTGGATGGTTTCAACGTCTCGGGAATAGTAGTTCTGGAATTAAAACCGCTTCTTTTAATCTCGGAAATTTGCTTAAAACTGCTATCGGTTTTAAGGCTATTCGTGGTCTGGCAAATTTAGGAAAAAGTGCAATTGGTTTTGGCTCTGCTATTACAGAAATCGAAAATGTTGTAGATGTTTCCTTTGGAAGCATGGCAGATGAAGCCTACAAATTTGCTTCTACGGCTAAAGAACAATTTGGATTATCCGAATTGGCAGCAAAGCAATATTCTGGAACCATGATGGCAATGATGAAATCATCTGGTGTTGCGCAAGATGCAGCTTCTAAAATGTCAATTTCTCTTGCTGGATTAGCCGGGGATATTGCATCATTTTACAACATTGATACCGATACTGCTTTTCAGAAAATACGCGCTGGAATTTCCGGGGAAATTGAGCCTTTAAGACAATTGGGTATTAATTTATCCGTTGCAAATATGGAGGCTTATGCTCTTTCAAGGGGAATTACAACATCTTATAATGCAATGTCTCAAGCTGAAAAAGTTGCTCTTCGATATAACTATTTAATGTCAGTTACAGGAGATGTGCAAGGGGATTTCGCTAGGACAAGCGGCACCTGGGCGAACCAGGTTCGTTTACTCACTCTGAATTTCCAGTCACTTTCCGCAGTAATCGGGCAAGGTTTGATTGCTGGCATTCTTCCTGCTATTCAAGCTCTCAATGCGCTTATGTCAAAGCTTATGCAGGCTGCGAATGCGTTCCGCAACTTCATGTATGTATTGATGGGAAAGAAGCTGAAAGGTTCACAGAGTGGAGTTAGCGATATTGTATCTAACTTAGGTGGTATAGAAACAGCCGGTGATGATGCTTCTTCCGGGCTTGATGACGCTACATCATCTGCAAAGAAACTGAAAAAGGCACTTTCTGTATTGCCATTTGACCAATTAAATCAGCTTGCCGATAATTCTGATAATTCTGGAACTGCATCTAAAAGTCTTGGTTCTGGGCTTGGAGATTTGGCAGATAGTTTTGCTGGAATACAAGATTCACTTGATGAAGTTTTGACTGTTGATGAAACACCAATTAATAAATGGGCTGCTAAAATTAGAAAGGCATTTATCAATAAAGACTGGCAGGGACTAGGCTTTACTATTGCAGACATGATAAATGTCGGAATGCAAAAAATATATGAAGTTATTAATTGGAATAATGTTGGCCCGAAAATAACCGAATTTGTAAATGCATTTACAACAGCATTTAATTCCATGGTTAGCGGAATTGATTTCGACTTAATTGGAAGAATGCTTGGATCTGGAATTAACACAGCAGTAAATACTCTAAACCTGTTGCTTGGAGATGGAGGAATAGATTTTTCTGGAATAGGGGCAAAACTGTCTCAACTTTTAAAAGGAGCTATAAAGGAAATTGACTGGACAGGTCTTGGAACCTTAATCGGAAACAGTTTTATGGCATCTTGGAAAATGCTTTCTGGCTTTGTAAAGGATATGTCTAAAAAAGATGGTGCTGGAATTACTGGATGGGGTAAGCTTGGCACTGCTATTGGAAAAGCCTTAAATGGTGCAATCAAAAAGATAGACATGAACACAATTGCAGATGCACTTTCTGGTTTATTAAACGGAGCGTTCGAAAGCTTAAAATCATTTACAGAAACATTTAATTGGGATGATCTCGCAACCAAGATAAGAGATGGAATCGCTAAATTCATCAAAGAAACAAACTGGAAAGAAAATGGACAGGCTCTTGGAGATTTTATATCTCATTTGTGTACAGCATTAAAAGATTCTCTCACCAAAGACACTTTTTATGAATTTGGACAAGGCGTTGGAACGTTCCTTGGTGAGTTACCATGGGGTGAAATCCTTGGTACTGCGGCTGATTTGATTCTAGGAGGCTTATCAAGTGCTTTTAACGGATTGGTGGACGGAATAAAAGAAGACCATCCGCTTGTTGGAAGTCTTGTTGATATTCTTGGAAAAGCCTTTCTTGTCGTAAATGTTCTTAAAGTAAGCGGAATTGGAGAACTTGCATGGAACCTTATTGATCACATTGGCGGAAAAATTATTGCCAAAGAAAATGCTGATCTCATTGCTGAAAAATTAGCAGATGTCCTTGGAGATGGCACGAGTGGAGCAAAAGAAGCAATAAAAGATTTAGGGGATGCGGCAGAATCCGCAGGAAATGGAGGATTTACTACCCTTGCTGAAAAGATAAAAAATCTTGGTGACGTCGCACAAACAGCTGGTGGACAATTCCAAGGATTTTGGGGATACGCAACAAATTTGGGCGCAACTGCATTTGTCATGGAAGGTCTTGGACAGGTAAAAAAAGCTATGGACTTTAAAGACTCCACAGCTGACGCATTCAACGATTTTGAAGTTGTTAGAAAAGCATTAAAAATCCTTGAAGACCAAACTGGAATTTCCGGGGATAAATTTATCGGTCTTGGCGGTGATTTAAAAAATGTGAAAGACAATGCATTTGATTTTGATGGACAGCTCCAAACTGTAGAAACATCACTTGAAAATCTTGGAATTTCTTCCGATACATTTAAGCAAGCATTAAAACAGGCAATGGAAGAATCCGATACTTCTACAAATTCTCATGTAAGTAATATTAATGAATATATCGGTACGATGGGGACAGAATTTGATAATGCGAAATCTGCATTAGAAAGACTTTCAAATCAAGCGGTAATCACTCCAACGCAGTTTGATGAATTAAGTGCTGTCCTTCAGCAACAAGAATCATCTGGTGCAACAGCCAGAGCCGCATTCCAAGCCTTGATGGATAAAATGGCAGAGATGGGAATTGACACAGGAAAAGTTATTAAAGCTTTTTCAGAAGATGTTCCAAAATCTTCATCAACAATGAGCAAATCAGTGGAAACAGCTACGAAATCCATTTCTTCAAACTCTAAGACTGGTTTTGGAATAGCCAGTGCAGCTGTAAGCACGGCAATGGCTGGAATGAAAAAAAGCACAGAAAGCACAATGCCTTCCATTTGGTCGAAGATAAAGAACACGAATGATGATGTTGAAACCAACTCTAAAACCAATTGGGAAAATTCTGCAAGTGCTGTATCGACAGCCCTCGGAACCATGGACACCGATACAAAAGATGTAATGGGTAAGGTTATGACAACTATTCAAAGCTATTGGTCTTCCGTTCTGATTAATACAAACCAGATTTGGGAAAAGGCTTCTGGTAAAGTTGACACGGAAACCGGAAAAATGAAAACCTACACAGAATCTAATTTGTCTGGGATTTCGGATAAAATTAAAAGGCTATTTAATGTTAATCTTACATCAATTGGTCGGGAAACTGCTCAATCATTCGCTGACGGCATGAAACAAGTGCATTTACCAACTCTGACTTATTATATTTCAGAGTGGAGAAAACATGATCTTGGCGGTGGAAGAACCAGTTCTACACCAGTTTACAAGCCTAATTGGTACGCCAAAGGTGGCCTTTTCAATGGCGCACAGGTAATTGGTATCGGCGAAGCTGGTTCTGAAGCTGTTCTTCCGCTGGAAAATCCACGAACCATGAAGAAGATTGCAGACAGCATTGTTTCCAGTTCGGACGGAAGCATGGGACTTACAAAAGAAGAAATGGCAAAAGCAGTAGCACAGGGAGTTGCAATGGCAATGAGTATGAACAGCGGAAACAAGAATCCGCAGTACATTATGAACAGCATTATCCTGGACGGAAGTGAAATTGCGAAAGCAGTAACAAAAGCCCAGAATGATACGGATAGCCGTTTCAATCCATCCCCGGCATATTGATTTTTGACTGATTGTGTGGTATAATTTTCTCAATGAAGAAGTACACACGGTCTTGAATTTTTGAGCCGCTAAGAAGAAATTAATATTTCTCGATTTTGAGGAATTTTTATCTTACTTGGCGGCTCTTTTTTATTTTAACCGTTAATTTTGGTAAAACCAGTGGGATAGGGTAGCTCCCGAAAAGCGTAAACCGTAATACGCCTGTCCACTGTTTTATAATTACGGATTCTGGCGGTTCATGGTACGCCAACAACCAATACGGAGGTTATCTATATGAACAAAGAATTTATCAAAAATGTAGTCTTTTCTGATATCCGAAAAAATGACAATTTAATAAAACGTGGAGATCTTATCGACTTTGAACTTACAAAAATTCTGATGAATGCAAAAACAACAGAAATCACTAATGCATTTTATAGATATGATAACTTAACTCCCACAGATAAGGTTTTATATGAATATCAAATAAAATGTCCTATTTGTGGGAAAATATATACTCGGATGATTTCTAAAACTAGAATTTTAAATATGATTAAATGTATCAATAATAAAGATACTAATAATGAGTATTTCAGATGCGATGAGTGCGAAACAGAATATCAGAAGCAAAGAAAGATCGAACAATCTATATCTCATGAAAAATGGGAAAAAGAAAGGAAAGAGGAACTTGCAAATCGTACCCTCAGATACAAGGCGTATCTAAATCCTAATGCTTGCTTTAGTGATGGCGTATCTGCAAAAGATAAAGTTAACTATATTATGTGTCAAAAATATGGAAATAATCCAGACGAAGAAGAAATTTGCAACGAAATCAACAATATGGATTATAACGATTTTTTACATACACCGTATTGGGATGGAGTTAGAAATTATAAGTTAAAAAGTGCAAATTACCGTTGCCAGCTATGCGGAAAGAGTGGAAAACTTAATGTCCACCATAAAACATATGAAAATCACGGACGAGAACATATGAGATCAGTTGCAGATAACGATCTCATAGTGTTATGCGAAAATTGCCATAGAAAATTTCACGATAAATTAGACAGAGCGGCAGGGGAATAAGATGGAGAAAATTAAAAAAGTAGTTTTGCGTGAAGATTTGCTTGCTATTACAGGAGATTTTCGTAAAGCAATCATATTAAAACAATTTATTTATTGGTCTGAAAGAGTTTCCGATGCAGATAAATTCATTGAAAAAGAAAATGAAATCGCACGAAAAAATGGAGAAGAAGAAAAGGAATTATTTTATGGCTGGATATACAAAACAGCAGAAGAACTATCCAATGAAATTATGCTTGGATTGTCGGTAAGCCAAGTAAGACGGTATATCAATGAATTGGTAAATATGGGCTTTATTTCAAAAAGAAACAATCCAAAATACAAATGGGATAGAACTTTGCAATATCGTGTTAGCCTTGTAAATATAGCAAAAGCACTGAAAGAAAAGGGCTACCCATTAAGTGATTACAAAATTGATTTGCCAGATGATTTTTCCAATGCGCATGAGTGCGCAATGAATGAAGCACTCATGAGTGATCAATGCGATTCAAACCGTCAAACAATACCAGAAACTATAAACAGAGATTATATTTCAGATATTAATGATAAACCAGATAATACATCTACTACGGAGTTAAAAGAAGAAAAGAAAAATGCATACCACTCTAACGAGTGGTTCAATTCTCAACATATCAAAAATATGTTGACCGAGGAGAACATCCAATATACTCCAATAGATCGTAAATCTTTTAACTGGTCTGCATTCAAGAACCAGGTTTCAGTACGGATTGAAGAATTAGGATATACGACAAGCCCATATACAACCAACCGCTTCCTGGTAGTATCGAAGTATTTTTTCAAGAGGTATGAAGAACGAACCAGAAAACCGCACATAAAAATCAATCAAGACGCTTTGGATAATATCTTGGACAAGTTTGGATTCGGGCCAAATCCAGATTACTTCCAGAATGTTGAGATTGAAACATACATGAAAGTGATTGATGAATATTTCGGCACTTCATTTAGTGAGTACACGGATCACCATTATTCGCATTTCATTTCTGGCTACATACGGAAAAATTTGTTAATGAAAGTTGAGGACAGGGAGGACACACTATGAAAAGAATCAAAGCACTATTGGTAACCATTATCTGTATTTGCATTATCACAGGGCTAACAGGCTGTGCAGCGAATGACGATTACATGAATGACGTGAAAGGAAATCTTTCTGGTAACAGCTACACAATCTATACCTACGACAACTACGGTCAAAAGGTTATGACCACCACTGGGGACAAGATCAACATTGCCGGGAATAAAACCAAATCCAAGGGCTACGATAGTGAGGGTAACGAAACAACCAGCTATGACGTATCTTCCGTTATTACAATTCTGATTGACGGTAAAGAAATTGAAAGCTGTGGTGATACTTGTATTTTTGAGCAAAAAGAATTGAAGCCAGAGGTTGATTTTGCCCAGGAGAATATAATTAGCCATTCAACTGGAAAGATTTCAGAGAACACATACATAGCCGGGATTGTGAATTATTATAAAAATTATTTCGGGAAATCTAGGGTTGTAGTAATCAAATCTCAACTTGGGCAGCCGATAGCCGCATATTCTGGTGACGAGGTATTCTGGAAAATCCCGGACGATCTACCTAAAATGACAAAGTTAATGATTGACGGAAAAGCTCTTTATATCCACAGGGCGAACTTTCAGATTATTGACAAAGAATTACTGCGATAAAATAATCAAATTCGTTTCAAAAACCTCTCGCCAAATAAAATATAAGCACAAGCCAAGAAAATTGATTTTTGAGCCAAGAAATCAATTAATTGTGGAGAAAGGTAACAAGGAAAATGAACAGACCATTATTTGAACCAGGGGATATTGTACAGCACTTTAAGAGAGAAACCATCAAGGAGCCACGTAACAACGAGTATTTGTATAAGATTGTTGGATTTGCTCAACATACGGAAACAGGAGAAGCCCTGGTGATATACAAGGCATTGTATGGTGACAAGAAATTATTTGCCAGACCGAAAAATATGTTTTACAGTGAAGTGGATCACGAAAAATATCCAAATATCAAGCAGAAATATAGGCTTGAGAAATATCATGGAGTGCTTTACGCTGATGGACTTTAAACAGACTTACTTTTCCATCTGGCAAGATATATGGAATCTCCACAAGAAGTATGCTTTTATCTCAAAAGACGATATTCCACAGTGGGAAAATCTCACCATGGAAGCAAGCCGGATTCACGATAAATACTCCGATTCGGTTGGCGCAAAATTTGCCGAAGCTCTTTTGTTTGCCGTAACTGCGGAAATTGATAGAAAAGCGAAATAGGGCTTCCAGAATACGTCCAAAGGTGGTACAATATGGGTATCAATTATTGGGAGGTACGTATGTATGAAGAAAGCGAAAAAGTTACTATCGGTTCTGGCAGTCATGTTATTGATTGTCTGTATGGCAGTTCCAGTATCTGCGGCAGGGAAGATTAGTAAGAATAAGGCAACGTTACTTACTGGACAAACCTTGAAACTGAAATTGTCTGGAACAAAAGGAAAGACAAAATGGACTTCCAGCAAGAAATCTGTGGCAACGGTAAGTGGTTCTGGAAAAGTAACAGCCAAGAAATCGGGTTCTGCTACAATCACTGCAAAAGTAGGTAAAAAGAAGTATACCTGCAAAGTAACTGTGGAATCTCCAAAACTTAGCAAGAAAAGCCTTACTTTAAAAGTTGGAAAGACAAGTACCATAAAAGTAAAAGGAACTAAGCAGACTGTAAAATGGAAATCCTCAAAGAAAAGCGTTGCGACCGTAAAAAATGGAAAAATTACTGCGAAAAAGGCAGGAACAGCCAATATTACAGCAACCATTCTTGGAAAGAAATTCACCTGTAAGGTTACTGTGAAAAAGGCTTCTAATGGTGGATTTAGCGGAAATACGAATGCCTCCAAAAACAATGTAACGTATCACGCAGAAGCAACGCCAAGGGGAGAAGTTATAATTCTTAAAAATAATTACAATTATGCGGTTTCTGTTGATATTAGTTGTGCTTTTTGCTTGAATGGACAAATAGTTTCAGTAAGTAATCAGTATGATACGTGTGTAATTGAGCCAGGGATGAAGTATGCTACATTAATGACAAATTATGGAAGTCAATGGGATTCTGTAAAAATTAATTTAAAAACAGAAAATGTATCATATTTTGATTTTAATGCAAAGAATATTACGTATACATCAAATTTAGGAACAGAGGGTGTTGTTTTAACAGTTAAGAATAACGGAAAAAACAATCGTGGAACCCATATGGCAGTTGTATACTATAAAAATAATAGAATAATTGGATGTGACGATGGTTTGTTTGCTAATGTTCAAAGAAAAGGAAGTGTTGATTACTTACAATCATATTTTCCAACTGATTTAAATTATAATACAATAATTCCAGATCGTTATGAAGTATACGTGAATATGTCATATGATGTTCGTGATATGCCAGCGCCAGAATGGTAAATAGGAATTAGGCTAGGGAGAAATCCCTAGCCTTTTATAATCCGTTGGTGGAACCATTTCCGTATACACTTGCTTCGGTATCACTATTCGATTGACTGATTGTATCATCGGCAGTTTTTAATAATTCATCTCCTTTTTGCCAGGCATAAGAAATATATATTTTGTTATTTTCTAAATCATCATCATAATCTGATAAATCAGATGCCCGAAGAACTAAAGAAGTATTGTTAGCACCATACCACCATGTATAAATATTTTTTATTCCCCATTGAGTAGTATCGCTCTCTGTTTTATCAGGATTACCATAGACAGATGAAAGTTTTTCAAGTAAATCAGAATACATAGAGTCTATATCTTGCGGTTCAAATTCATATTGTGCACCATATAACAAAGTGTTACTATCATCAAAATCTATTTTATTTTCATTAATGCTATAAGAATAGTAAAAATTCAAGTAAGGAGTAGAATATCCAGCTACATCTACATCTGCAATATCTAATGGCTGAGCATAAAGGCAAATTTTACCATCATAAACATTGGAATCGTCAGACATGCCAGTTAATATTTCTTTTGTACTCATTGCATTTATCCCATCTAATTGCATGCCATAAAGGCACTGATCTGGAAACAAATCCTTTGTATCTGAGAAAGAAGTTCCCCATGGAATATCCCTAAAAAGAATTTCTTTATCTGTTTTAGCGAACACAGGCGTAACACTTGAAAAAATGGATGTTAAAGCCAAAACCATAACAAATTTTCTTTTCATGTAAAATCCCCCTCTTTAGTATGATATACATATTTTACCACTCCAAAATGAATAGTGGAATAGGAAATTTGAAAAAAATAACGATTCATCAAAATGACGAATCGTCAGTAAAAAACTGTCGTGAATTGCAAGATGGTTAATAGCTGTTCCACAAATTTATGGAGCTGTTTTTCGCCATGAGAAGCGAACGGACAAATTGACCTTTCGTTACTATGGCAAACTGTTTATTCATACAAGGTGCACAAATTTGAGCAGCTTATATGGGTTTTAGCCATACATGGCGAAAAGGCGTAGAAATTTCGACACCTTTTATTTTTAATAGGGGTGCTTCTAATTTGATGCACCCTATTTCTATGATTGATATTTTGAACTATCATCAATTTGATGACGGTTAGCATTTCGGACAATTTGTCCTAGGTTCGCCACAATGGCTAGTGACTCCGCATTCATGCGGAAAAGTGGATACTTCAATCACCAAAGTCAATTTTACTTCGGCTAACTGCGACTCTTCCTAAAAGACGAGACGCACACTGTCGAAAATTCGACAGTGAATAAGCCGCCGAAATTTCGGCTCCATTATTTTGTGGAAGCCAATTCTGCTAAAATTTTAGCGAAAAGGTGTTCGCCATAATGACGAGAACCTTGATTGATATGTTTTCTAAAAAAATAGAAAATGTTATTGACTTCTAAATGACTTCATGGTATATTATAAATAAGAAGTCAATATGACTTCAAGAAAGGAGAAATGCTACTAATGAGTATTAAAACATTTACGTTAAGACTGACAGAAGAACAGCTTGATTTTGTCGGTGAGAAAGCAAAAGAAATGGGGGTGAGTAAAAACGATTATATTCGCAGATTAATTGATGGAGATATTCGTGCAGACAAAGAGGATAAAATCTTACAGGAAATTATCGAAATCAAGAATATGTTAAAAGCAAACAAATAAAAAAGGATTCCCGCACCCTGGAAAAGTCGGAACCCTTTAAGCACTCAACACACCGAAGTGGTTGATATTGTTATTATATCTCCCTTCGGTGTAATTGTAAACACCGAAAGGAGATTTTTTATGGCAGATTTGAAGATTATTGAAAATGAATTAGTTCCTGTGTATGAAACCGAAAAAGGAATTAAAGTTGTGTACGGAAAAGACTTGCATAAAAGTTTAGCAGTCAAGACCGATTTTTCCACATGGGTAAAGAGAAGATTATCAGAGTGTGATGCCGAGGAAAAAGAAGATTTTGACCTGCTCCCCAAAATTGAGGAGCAGGTAACAGGCAGTAAACACACGATTGAATACCTCATCAAACTTGACACTGCCAAAGAAATGGCAATGCTTGAACGCAACGACAAAGGAAAACAGGTTCGCAAGTATTTCATCCAAGTGGAAGAGAAATACAAGCAGACAGCAATCAACATTAATCAATTGTCCCCGGAACTGCAAATGTTTAATCAGATTTTTCAACAGGTAGCCAAGACTGAACTGGAACAGAAGAAACTTGCGGAACGTGCCGACCAACAAGAGAAGAACATGAAAACCATCATTGATACCTTTAAAGGAACGGATTCTGATGTTGGCACAGAGAAGTGGGTAAACAGATGTATTTCAAAGATTGCCGAGAGTGACGATTTCTCTTACTCATTCGGAAATAAATACGCCGCCGCCAGAAACGAAAGCTACCGCAGATTATCGGACAGAGCTGGTTGCCGATTGGATCAGCAACTTAGAAATGCGATTTCCAGAGCCGAGGAAAGAGGATGCACCAAGGAACAGACTAACCAGATCAACAAACTGTCCGTGATTATGCAGAATAAGCGGCTGAAAGAGATTTACGTTAGCGTGATTAAAGAAATGATGATTGCATACAGAGTAGAAATCGCATAATCAGATTTTTACAGGGATACACAGGAGGAAAATAAAATGACAAAAGCTGAATTACAGAAAACAATCGACGAACTGAACGCAGATAACAACGAGTGCTTAGTGCTTCTGGATGAGTATATGTACCGCCAGAGAATCATTGAAAATCTTATCAATTTGAAAGACCTGTCAAAATTAAAGGGAATGTATCTCTTTACCAAACAGTTAATCGGGAAAGCGTGATCGTATGGCAAACAGAATCCAGTTCAATGACTTTCAGAAAAAGAGTGTGTACGCCAAGTGCAACGGAAAATGTGCGATATGCGGTAAACCTGTCAAATTCAAGAAAATGACAATCGACCACATTACGCCGTTGTCCCGGGGCGGCACCAATGATATTAAGAATCTGCAACTGGCGTGTAAGCGCTGCAACAGCATGAAGAGCAACATGACGATGGATGATATGATGGGGCAGATTTCCGAGATTTTGAAGTATAACCGCAAACAGAAATTGATTAGAATGTTAGGAGGAATTGTGGAATGAATTACTATAAGACAGAGATTATTAATCTCGTACAGAATTGCGATAATAGCCACTGGCTGAAAGTTGTTTATGCATATGTGAAAAGATTATTGAAATGATACCATAATATACTGAATGATACCAACCACCTATGCTATGATATAAAATCATAATAAGCAATTTTTAAAGCGTTTACTTTTCGGGGTAGGCGCTTTTTTGTTGCCAAAAATGAGGACAAATTTTTGAATTTTTCTCTTTATAGTATGAAACTTTAAATAAATTAAGGGGGATATATCCCCCTTTCTGAGGGTTAGCATATGGCAGAAGTATTTCTTAAAGTGGATGGGGTAGCATTGCCCTGTCCTTCTTCTTTTACATGGGGATTACAGGATATATCAGCGGCAGAATCCGGCAGAACAGACGATACGACCATGCACAAAAACAGAGTCGGACAGAAACGAAAGCTGTCTGTAGGTTGGAATGGTCCAGACTGGGACACTGCTTGCAAAATTATACAGGCAGTAAATCCAGAGTACATACAGGTCACATATCCAGACTTGCTATCTGCAAACAAGCACGAAACCAGAACATTTTATGTTGGTGACAGGGAATCCCCTTTTAAGTGTTGGTGGATAGGCAATGAGCGCATGGAAGGACTTAGTTTTGATTTTATCGAGAGGTAAGATATGCGAAATTTATCAACGGAATTTAAAGAACAACAGAATAGTGGGAACCGTAACTATCTGAAATATGCAGATTTTACCTTTACAGACGGAAGCACATTATCCATTACCGACAAAGATTTATGGTCTAATGGTTTTAAGTTTGAGGATGCAGTATCGCAAAGCGGTTCTTTTGATATCGGCGCAGCTATCGTAAATAAACTGACATTGCAGATCAACAACTTTTCTGGCAAGTACACAGATTACATCTGGGATGGAGCGAGAGTTGTTTGCCATATCGGGCTTGAATTATCCACTGGTATTGAGAAAATTCGCATCTGTACCATGACAGTAACAGATGCACCATATCAGAATACAGCTATAATCAGTTTGGCTTGCGAAGATTCCATGCGATTATTTGATCGTGATTATTCAGAAAGTAAGCTGTCCTATCCGGCAACTAGATTACAGATCATCCAGGATGCTTGCGAGGTCTGCGGTGTAACACTGCAATCAACCAGATTTGATAACGATGATTTCATAATCCAGAATCGACCAAACGATAACAGTATTACTTTCCGGCAAGTTATCGCATGGGTGGCACAAATGGGTTGCCAGTGGGCGAAAACAGATGCATACGGAAGATTGTGTATCGGATGGTATGAAAAAGAATCTAATATTCCAGCTAATATTACCTCCAAAGATACAAGTGGATTTACCCCTTGGTTATACGATCTTGAAATAACAGGAGTAAAAGTAACGGAGTATTCAAGCAATTCATCTGAAAGTAACGCTAAAACATATCAATCAGGGGATGAGGGGTACATCATAGATATTAGCGAAAATAAGCTAATACAACCGGGGACTGGACAAACGATTTGCTCAATAATTGCTGAAAGATGTGTTGGATTAAAATTTCGTCCTTTTACAACCAGCGCGCTAACCGATATTGCTTTGGAAGCAGGGGATGCTATTACAATCACTGATAGGAATGGGGAAGAACATAAGAGTTATTTAACTTCTCTTACATTGAACCCGGGAACTTTTGAACAATTAGAATGCAGTGCGAAGAGTGTTTCAAGAAACAAACAGAAGCAATATACCCTTAATCAACAGGCACAATCTGAATATAGAAAAAGCTTAAGAGATGAGCGTACTTCTAGGGAAAAAGCGCTGGAAGAATTATCACAACGCCTTGCGGAATCTTCTGGAACATACACGACAGTGGAAACACAGCCGGACGGAAGCAATATCTATTATCTTCACAACAAACCACAGCTATCCGATTCTGACATTGTATGGAAAATGACCGCAGAAGCATGGGCGGTATCTACAGATGGTGGACAACATTGGAATGGCGGTATGACGGTCGATGGTGATGTAATTGCCAGAATCCTTACCGCTACAGGTGTTAATGCTGACTGGATTAAGGCGGGAGCCTTGGTGGTTCGTGATAATAGCGGAAATATTATATTTTCTGCCGATATAACTAAACATCAATTAATAATGGATGGATCCTCAATTAGGATTGGTGCATCTCCTTTGGATGGACTGTTAAACAGTATGCAGGGGCAGATTGATGGGAATATAAATACCTGGACAGGAACATCAGTACCTACATTGAGCAATTATCCGGCCAATGAATGGCTGGACGATACCGAAATGAGCAAGCATGTCGGTGACATTTACTACGATGGCGATAGCCACGCATACCGCTTTGTAAATGAAGGCAATGGATATTATTGGAAACAGCTGAAAGATACGGACGTTACAAAGGCACTGAAAGATTCTGAGGACGCATTGTCGGCAGCGAAACAGGCACAGGAAGCGGCAGCTCTCGCCAAAAACATGACATTGCAACTGAGCAATGAATACCAGGGCATTTCTGTTGATTCGAGTGGGAACTACGGTACATTTCCAAGCGGTGTGATTACACATGCTGTAGTAATGTACGGAACACAAGATATTACAGATGATTGTAATTTTATAATCACAAAATCAGATAGTATAACAGGAATCTGGAACAATTCAGCAAAGACATATACGGTAACGGGGCTGTCAGCCGATGATGGTTGGGTAGATGTTAGGGCAACTTATCTTAGTGCTTTGACGGTGACCAAAAGATTTTCCATTTCAAAAATTTATGCGGGAAACGATGGAAAGAACGGTCTTCCGGGTAGAACATATTTTCTTGAAAGCCCATCATATGTTATTAAGCAACGCGCGAATGGCAATGTAGCCCCGAGCTATATTACTTTGAGTGCTTGGTATCGCGATGGAAACGCGGAAACACGAACAGCATATAAAGGTCGTTTTAAAATCGAAGAATCCGTAGATGGGGAAAATTGGAAAACGGTATATTCTTCTGCGAAAGACGAAACAAGCGTTTCACATAATTTATATACGGTATTATCAACTAAAGCGGGAGGAATTATAACAACGGCTTCTGGAAGGTCAATTGGAATTCCAAGAGATGTGAGTGCCATAAAATGTACCTTATACGCGGCGGGTGGATTTTCACAACCATTAGATTCCCAAAGCATGGCGGTTGTAATTGATGTAGATGCACTTACACATGAAGAAATATTTAACCTCTTAACCAATGATGGCGCAATTAAAGGAATCTATAAAGAAGGAAATCAGCTGTATATTTCGTTCACTTACGCCAAGGGTGGCACATTAAAGCTTGGTGGTAAAAATAACGGATATGGAATATTAGAGGTGTTAAACCGCCGCGAAACTGGATGGGCTAGTAAGCTTGATCCTGACGGATTAACCATATTTAAAGATTATGTAAATGAAAATAACTATAAATGCCTTATTTTTGATTCAAACGGAATTAAGTACGGAGTAACCGATTCAGCAGGATTACTGAATCTAGAAATGCCTCTTTTGGTTAACGATAATGGCACAATGACCATTTTAACAAGTGATATTTATGGTTATTCTGATGATGGAAAAACAGCTTTTCAGTTTTTTAGTGGCAAAACAGTAAACTCAGGTTCCATGATAGTAAATGTTAAATCAGACTTTTATGATTCTGCTAATTTTCATAAGTCCGTTACGATGAGTGGTCTGCCGTGGAACTCTAGTGCAAGTGCAGCTGTTGTTTTTGCATCTGATATGAAAACTCTTAATGCGGCTGCTGCATCTTCGATTCGTTACAAATCAATAGGAAACGGAACAAACATAAAAGAAGATGAACTGGAAGACCTCTACAGAATCAAGGTAATCTGGGCGAAGTACAAAGACGGATATTTATCCGAACAAGATGAACGCTATGGCAAAGAAATGCCGATGTTCATAGCTGAGGACATTGACCGCAGATTTCCATTAGCCGTTGACCATAATGAAAAAGGCAAAGCTGAAAACTGGAATTACCGCATTATGATCCCCTGCATGTATGCCATGCTGAAGAATGACCATGAGAAGATCCTGGCTCTTCAGTCGGACAACCAGGAACTGCATTCGAAGCTCGAAGCATTATCAACAGAAGTACAGGAATTAAAAAAACTTATCAACAAGATTTCATGAAAGGAATGAAAACATGAGTGTAAAAACAGTACAGGCTACAGTGAATGGACAGACAGTAAGTCTGAGCTATAATAGTTCTACAGGACGTTATGAGGGAATAATTACAGCCCCCAGTAAATCCAGTTATAATCAATCTGGACATTATTATGGAGTAACAATCAGAGCTACCGATGATGCAGGAAACGCAGAGACAGCAAATGCCAGTCATGCAACGCTAGGAAGTTCATTGCAGTTAAAAGTAAGAGAAAAAGTTGCTCCAATTTCAACAATAACCTATCCGACAGCAAATGCGTTGATTACCAATAATAAACCAAGCATTGTCTGGACAGTAACCGATGATGATTCTGGCGTTGATCCTTCCACCATTGGTATCACCATTGATTCTGGAAGCAAGATCACAGGGGATAGTATTTCTAAGACTGCTATTTCCGGTGGCTATCAGTGTACCTATACTCCTGGTACAGCCCTAGCTGATAGTAGTCATACAATTATTGTAAATGCATCTGATTATGATGGAAATGCAGCATCCCAGAAGAGCGTGACCTTCAAGATTGATACCGTACCACCGACACTTTCCGTTACCTCTCCGGCAGATGGATTTGTCACAAATCAGGCTTCTTGCACTGTTCGCGGTACTACAAACGATGCCACTTCCAGCCCAGTATCCATTACCGTTAAACTGAACAGCGGTAGCGCAGAGGCGGCAATTGTTGCTTCTGATGGTTCCTGGTCTAAGACAATTACTCTTGTTGAGGGAACAAATACCATCACTGTAGTTGCTACTGATAGTGCTGGAAAGAGTACCACAGTAACCAGAACTGTGAAACTGGACACTAAGGCTCCTGTCATCAAGTCCGTAACATTAACACCGAACCCGGTTGATACTGAAAAAACCGTTGTAATCTCTGTAGAGGTTACCGACTGATAAAGGTGGTGGAAACATGGTAGTAGCATTAAGGGGTACTATCAATGGAAACATTATCTCATTCGCAAGGGCACAAGGGGATAGATGGGAAGCCATCATCCCCAAAAGCCTTAACGGCGCTTATGTAGTTGACATGTCCGCTGTTGATGAAGCTGGAAATACCGCATATATAGCAAGATACATTATTACCATAGATATATCTTCTATGTGTGTTCACATTGAGCCGTGTCCGTATTATGAAGAGTTATTAGAGCCACAGTATCGGGCGGTTTTAGAAAAATCCGAGTATTATGCAGAGTTAATAGGAGGTTGTAATTGTGAATGTGGATTTTGAATTCGGGGAAAAGAAACATATAAAATTGCGAATATGTTCCTGTAAGGGCACCGATTTTATAATTGAAAGATCTTCCTATGAATTAATTTGCAAAGGAACACAAGAGGTTGAAGACAGTGGGGGAGCAGTAATACAAGGACATATTCTTGATGTGGTTATTCAACCACAGAAAAAAGGTAGATATAAGCTTCGGGTTATGTATGAGATCCTGGACGAGAAGCTGATCACAGAAGTGGAAGTGATGGTGAAGTGATATGGCGAATATTTTAATCAGCGATGTAAAAATGACACCGAACCCGGTCACCGCCAGAGCAAGCTTCGTCCTGTCCGTGAAGATCATCGACAAAGTATACGCACTGGCCACAAAGGACGGCAAGTGCCTGATGACAAAGAATAATAAAGTAATTGAAAAAATTCCAAGAAAGGATTGATGAAAAATGTCTGAATCTATACCAAGTACACTAATATCAGCTCTCCCAGCAGCTACCAAAGTGTCTGATACGGATATCGTGGTATTGGAGAATGGCTCTACAACCCAGAAGATTACTATAGCGCAGTTGAAAGAGGCGCTAGGGATTAATGCACTAAACACGAATTTTAAATTCTACAGTTCCTTATCTCAAATTGGATTAACAGCAGCTGCAACATGGGATCAGATACTTACTAAATTAACTGATGGTACTGGAATGAAATTTGCTGCATGGAAATCAGACTATCCTAATTTATCAAATCCATGCACAAGTAATAGGCAATTAATAACTGTTTGCAGATCATATTCAGGTTATTCTACTATAGAAGTGTGGGATATTGATAATAACGTTCGCCACTTTACAGCGCATAATGGAGATAACTATAGACCTTGGAAATCATACTAAAACCACGTTACACTCTATGTTTTTAATGCTGTTGACAATCAGCTGCATTTACGTTTCTTTGTATATAATCTGCAAGTATCAACAAATGTTGCCCAATCACTACTGTATTGCCATCTAACTGTATATGTTCAAGATGAAATTGCAAATTCTGGAAAGCTTAATTGAGCATAATAAGCAATACTTGGACATCTTGTTGAATTGGACTATATACTTTTATTTTCCCAGTAGTATTTGTGTCTCTTGCAACAACGCAACCAGCTATATTAGAACTTGCACCAATAAGAACGGGAAATGATATTTTATGTTCTGGCAGGTTTGGAAATGTATATTCTCTAACCACTCCTGCTGAACATGTTAAAAGTTCATGCGTATACTTCGTGTTTTGCGACCTTCTTTCCTCTGGATGCTACAATAAAGCAGAAGGAGGAATAAAGGTTATGGATATACGAAATACGATTATTAACAATGTATTGCTGGCGGTGCAATCTTTATTAGATGATCAGCAGCTCCAGGCAGTACAGGATGCGCTCTGTATTCAACTGAACAGTTACGAAGTGCAGGAGAGAAGTACAGAACTAACGGTAGTGGACAACACTTCAGACAGTATGCTGGCAAAATATATAGCTACCAAGAGAGTAGAAGGAAAGGCAGAATCCACAATTCGGCGTTACTACGATGCGTGTTACATGATGATACACACTCTATATAAGCCACTGCATGAGATTACTACCTACGATCTCAGATACTACCTGGCCGCATACAAGGAGCGCCGGAAGGTAAGCAATCGTACCTTGGACGGAATCCGCCGATGTTTCAGTAGTTTCTTTTCCTGGCTCTCTGCCGAGGGCATGATCGGAAGAAACCCATGTGCAGCACTGTCCCAGATTAAGTACACGAAGGTAGTGAAAAAGCCCTATACCGCACCAGAAATGGAGCGACTAAAACAGGCCTGTACAACACTTCGGGATCTGGCGCTGATAGAATTCCTTTATGCTTCTGGCTGCAGGGTATCAGAAGTGGTAAGGCTCAATCGAGATGATATTAATTTTCAAACCCGAGATGCTGTTGTTTTGGGAAAAGGAAATAAAGAGAGGACGATTTACCTTACACCAGTAGCATTAATGCATCTGCAGGATTATCTGAATACACGGACAGACACGGATCCATGCCTGTTTGCTAGTGTAAGGACACCCTATAAGAGATTGTCGAAAGCAGGAATTGAAAGAACACTAAAGAAGCTTGGGGAGAGTGCCAAGGTTACAAACGTACACCCTCACAGGTACCGGAGAACTTTGGCAACCAACCTTCTTGATCGGGGAGCAAATATACAAGATGTGGCAGCAGTCCTGGGACATGCTGATCTGAAGACCACTCAGGTATATTGCTATATCAGCCAGAGCAACGTGAGAGCATCATATAATAAGTACGCAGCGTAGCATATAAGCTCAAATTCACTCCGGGGACACCTCCGGAGCTGTTGTCATGTCTGGCGATGAAATTAGCAGGAGATGGCTTATCTGCTGAAGAAAGCAGCTAAATACGAAAAGTGATTTGAAAGGAACTTATCAGGCAAACGTACATTTTAATGTAACTGGAAATTATGCTGGATGCCCTTTTATTCCAATTCCTAATGCCAATTTATATAATATTGAAATTACGGATATTACTGTTTTTGGAGGGGCAGATAAAGCATCATTTGCGTGGACAATAGCAAAAAGCAAATTAGGAATCAATATTCAAATTGGTAATTCCGATGCAGCATATTATTTTGGCACTGCACATCCAAACAGGCTTTGGACATTGACAATCAAGATTTCTTAATTACTTTATACCGTATACCGTAATTTGTCTTGCTGCTCCACCTATATATAACGCTATTTGTGTATCGCTATTATAACTTGCGTAACATTTTACAGTGTCATGCTCATTTAACATAGCTGTTCGATTTGTACTATTGCAAGATTTAAATATTGTATATGGATAAATTGCAGGCGGAAATTGAGACATATTTCCATCATTGATACAAAAAATAATAAATCTAAATTGAGACATAGCAGGAACATTAAATGCAATCCAAGCTCCGGTTGTGGTAGTAGCAACTAATTGCGTAATAGGAGCTGTTATCTTCGTGTTTATTCGACTAATTATTTTCATTTGAGCGCCTGAAATTCAGATGTTGAAATGAAGTTAATTAATAAAGCACATATATGAAAGGAGACCATACATGAATATCAATACCTCATTAATCAGCAACAATAACAGCTACGCAGGACAAACACCTCGGTATATTGTCATTCACAATACAGATAATATCGCCAAGACAGCAGACGCTAAGGCACACGCCACTGCACAGCATAACGGCAATTTTCATGGCTATTCAGCCCATGTATTCGTTGACGATAAGTCAGCATACCAAGCCTTGCCGTATAATCGTGGAGCATGGCATGTTGGTGTAAATTACGGCGGTAAGCTTTTTGGAACTGTAAACAATCACAACTCTATTGGAATTGAAATGTGCATGAATGCTGGTTACAACTACGAAAAGGCATTCCAAAATACCGTTGATGTATGTAAGCAGCTTATGAAGAAATACGGAATCCCAGCAAGCCGAGTAGTGCAGCACTACGATGTTTGCGCTAAGAATTGTCCTTCCGTTATCCGTGGAAAGGGTGACTGGAATAGATTTAAGAAGCTTATTTCCAGTGAAACCGTGACAGTTCCAACCACAAAGCCGACAGTAAAGATTGACAAGTATTACCGTGTCCGCAAGACCTGGAAGGATTCCAAGAGCCAGATCGGGGCGTACAAGTCACTCAAAAATGCAAAGAAAGCTTGCAAAGCCGGTTATTCTGTTTTTGATTGGAATGGAAAAGCTGTGTATTCCGTGACTGCAAAGAAAAGTGTAGCCAAGGTAGCAAAAGAGGTAATTAACGGCGAGTGGGGGAACGGACAAGATAGACGAGACCGCCTGGAAGCTGCCGGCTACAACTACGCAGAAGTGCAGAAAAAAGTCAACGAATTACTGAAATAATAACACTCCCGGGGTTTTCCCGGGAGCTACTTAAATGTTGTATATTCTTCAAATTCGTTTTTTATTTTTGCAAAGTCTTTTCTTCTGATAGGCACAGTATCCCCAGAAAACATAAGGAACGAAGTGTTTATTTCTTTTACCTCATCCATGTTTATTAAGTAGCTCTGGTGGCACCTCAAGAATCTGGAATCCAGTAATTCTTCAATATCAGACAGTTTACATCGTTCCGTATAAACTATACCGCAAGTGCAGTGAATAATGATGTATTTGTTTCAGCTCTCAATATATTCGATATTTTGAAATTCCACCCGATGAATAAAGTCTTTTCCTTTTATCATAAGAGTGCTTTTGCTGATATGTTCCAGAGCATGATTGAAAGCAGTATACATTCTGCCATTTTCAGATCCTTTTATAATATAGTGAATTGGGAGTAAATCAAGAGCTTCAAAAACATACTCTTTGTGGGCTGTCCAGAAAATAATATTTCCATCATAGCCATTTAATCTCAATTCCTTTGCAACTTCAATTCCATTTTCTTCTCTCAAAACGATATCCAAAACTACAATATCATACCATTCGCCATCTGCCACATCATCAATAAGTGGCTGTCCTTTATCATACGGAGTAATCAATGCTTTTATATCACCATTTCGTTTGAGAAAATTATTAATCCGATGCATAAATATATCAATCTGGATTTCGCTATCATCACATATTGCAATTCTCATTCAAATCATCTCTTTTCACGTAAAATTCGCCACCAGAGGTGCTAATTTCGCCATTTCCTGTGTAATTGTATATTTTTTGATACAATGTTATTGTAATACATTAAGATGATAGTGTAAAGGGGATGGATTCATGGAGAAACATAAAAAAATCATAATTGTGTTTATACTGATATTCGTGCATGTGCTCTTGATTCAATATGTTTACTTCTGCCCGGAGCGTAGTATTATCTTTGGGAGGGGTAAAACTATCGCAATTGCAAAAACAGAGGTAAAACAGGTTGTCCATGAGCGCTATAAATCCCTCACTGACAAGAATCCAGCCCCTTTATTTCTATCTACATATATAACGAATGAAAAGTACCAAAATCACAATATCTATACTGAAAAAAACATAATTTGCAATAATATCGAGGAAAAGCAACTTGCCAGAAAGGACTTGAGTGGAGATGATTCCGTCCCATTATATGGTTATGAAAACATGATATAATTTAGTAAATAAGAACAGATGTTTGGAATATTGGGAGGGATTTACGTGGATTACAAGAAAGAAATTATTGAAATGATAGAAAAAATAGAAAACGCTCGTTGGTTAAGAACAATATACGTATTTATAAAAACATTAGTTGAATAAAAAGAAAAAGACAAGGGTTTGCGCATTGCCCTTGTCTTTTCTTTTATTTTGCTGAAATTGCATCGATTAGCTTTTCCAATTTATCCCATCCAGAATCATCAAGCCTTGCTAAAGCATTTATGAGACGATATTTAAAATCGTCATCATCAGCTTTTGTAACATATCCAAGTAATTTCGAAATTTCATCATTCCTTTTAACTGGATAAAACATCTCGCCTTCGCCATTTTTAAGCCATTCTTCACGAACATTAAATTCTTTACAAACATCATCAATTGTTCGATCTGAGGGAACTTTGTTTCCTATTTCAATTTGCGCTACAAAATTCCTACTTATTTTCAGCTTATCTGCAAATTCTTGCTGAGTTACGTTCAATTTTTTTCGCAACTCTTTAAATCTGTCTTTCAATTTAATTCCTCCTTTCTGAAAATATAGTACCATAAAATGTTTACAAAGTCAACAAAAAACTATTGACAAATGTTATCTCAGGGACTATACTGTGTTTACAAGGTAAACAAAGAAAGGAGGGAGGTTAAAGTGTTGAATAACTTAAAAAAAGCTCTTGATGATAAAGGAATTACAATCAGAGCGTTTGCAAAGGTTCTTGGTGTTGATGAAAGGACTATTCAGAACAAGATAAAGGGGAAAACACCTTTTACGTATCCAGAAGCAGTCCTTTCTAAAAAGGAACTTTTCCCAGAATATGATCTGGAATATCTGTTTAAAGAAGAATAGCAAAAAACTGACAGGAGTGCTGTCCTATCAGTTCTTGCCTAAATTTGTTTACCTTATGTGTTTTGCAGACTGAACGTACTTGTTCAGTCACATAAGCAGCACCAAATGTTTCTTGAAACACTTCGCCACTTACGCAGTTTTAGTTCTGCGATTGAGTAAAAAAAGATTAGCTGCCCATTAGTTGGCGAATGTAGGAATTTTACCTATAAAAGTAAAATTGCTTAACGGTCTTTGGTAACGCAGTTTACTCTGCTTGCAACCTACAATAAGGAACAGGGCAAATTCAAAAGTTGGGTCAAAGCAAACAACTCCTTTCATTGCCCATTATCTGGGTATGAAAGAATTTTAACACATAGGAAAAATATTTTCAACACAAAATGAAATTGAAAATCAGATTAAGAAAGGAGTGATAAACACGAACCAGTTAGTACATATTGGAAATTCGGATATCTCAATAAAAGAGTATAACGGTCAGCGAGTGGTTACATTCAAAGATATTGATGCAGTTCACGGAAGACCAGACGGAACGGCAAGCAGAAATTTCAGAACAAACAGAGAGCGCTTTATTGAGAGCGAAGATTTCTTCCGAGTAAGCGCCGACGAAATTCGTCGTACCAAAATTTTTGACATTCCAGACAAGGCAACTTCTGATTATGCGCTTATTACAGAACAGGGATATCTAATGTTAGTAAAGTCTTTCACAGACGATTTAGCATGGGATGTTCAGAGACAGCTTGTAAATGGGTACTTTAAAACCAAAGAAACTGTAAAAAGGGCATTGTCACCAGAACTTCAAATGTTACAGGGACTACTTTCACAAATGGTAGAGAAAGAACTTGCCGACAAAGAAAGAGACAGGCAGATTTTAATTGCCAAAGAAACCGCAGATAAAGCTGTTGCAACTACAGAGAACATCAAAGAAGCGGTTAAGCCTGTATTTGATAACTGGCGTTCAGAAATTAATTCTAAATTCAATCGCATACAAAAAGGTGCCGGAGCAGAGTTTAAAATGCTTAGAACAGAAATGTACGCAGAATTGGAACGCCGGGCTGGATGTGATCTGAATACAAGATTAAGAAATAAGCGAAAACGCATGGCTGAAAATGGTTGCACCAAAACAGAAATTAATTCACTAAACAAAATGGACGTCATCGATGACGATAAAAAGCTGCGAGAGATTTTCTCCAAAATTGTAACTGAATACGAAATTAAATATTGTGCGTAGAAGAAAGGAAGTGAAATAGATAATGTCAGAAAAAGAAAAAAAAATCGTAGAAAAGCTGAAAGAAGCAATTCCTAAGATGTCGGAATTTGATAAAGGCTACATTCTTGGGAAAGTGGAAAGTTTTTCTGATAACAGCCTGGAACAAAAAACAGATAAAAAAGAAACTGTTGATTTAGATCAGAAAGGAGACTAATGAAAGTATCAAAAATCGAAATTCGGCAAGTAAATGGCGAATGTGGAATATTTACAGAAATCCTTGTAGATGGTCACAAACTCGAAGGTGTAAGGAGTTTTGAGTTGAAACAGGGAGTTGGAGATTCAGAACCTATACTTTCCATTGATCTGAATGCTTTTGATTTATCTACAGATTTACAATTTTTGAAAGTTAATCAAAATGGAGTAGGTGAAATTGAGGGTATAAAATTTAAAGATAATCCACGGATGATGACTTTTTCACTAGAGTAAGGCTCCCATTTTTCAGAGAGCCAAACAGAATTATTTTGAAGCTTTTAAAATGGAACATTGTTTCGGATTTGAACAACATCCAGTTTTGCTTGCATAATTACACTTAATTCGACCTATTGTGTAATTAGGCGTCAAATCATCCAATGATCCAGTATTAATGAGAGAAGCTTCAATGGAATAATTTTTGTTCTGCTTATCGCAGAAACCATTAAATACCAATAATCATCACCTCCCCTCTTATAGGGAGTATAACACAAGAAAGGAGGAAAATCATAGACGATTTAGTTTATCTTCGTAATGAAGAAGCTGTCTGTGATAGTTTACAGGTGGCTAAGAAATTTGGGAAAAGACATGACAAACTCATTTCCGAAATTGAAAGAATGTATTCTGATTTGATTGGAAAAGGGTGTGCTCAAAATGGTGGAGACCCCTTATTTATTAAAAGCAGTTATGTACATCCTCAAAATAAACAGACTTATCCATTTTATATAATGAATAGGGATGGATTTTCTTTACTGGTAATGGGATTTACAGGAAAAGAAGCCCTTGAATGGAAATTGCAATACATAAAAGCTTTTAACCAGATGGAGAATTTCATTCGTGAGAAATCAACCCAGGTTTGGGTTGAAACCAGAAAAGCCGGCAAACTTACCAGAAAGGCAGAAACCGATACTATTCAGAAACTTGTTGAATACGCCAAAGTACAGGGAAGCAGTCATGCAGAAATGCTTTACATGACATATTCCAAATTAGCAAACAAGATGGCGGGGATCAATAAGAGAGATGAAGCTACGGTAATGCAACTCAACAACCTGTCCTTGATGGAAAATATTATCTTACATGAAATTGATCTCGGAATCATGCAAGGAAAACATTATAAGGAAATCTACAAAGACTGCAAGAAGAGATTGGAGACAGTTAAAGATTTGGCTTATCTGGAAGCGGTTTGAGAGGAAAGCTCATAAGGAGGCGGGAAGATGAGTGGTACATATAACATTCTTTGCGCTATTTTGGAAGAACTCCAAGCTATTCATAATATCCTGGAGCAGCCACAAAAACGAGTTTCTAAAAAAGATAAGAAAAGCATCGAAAAACGCATTATTGATAGACCTCTTCTCGAACCTCAAAATTCTATGATGATGGAAAGAAAAGAGACTAACGGAGGCAAGGAAAAATGAAATGTGATGAATGTACATGTAGTTATGAATCATGTTCTTGTAAATTACCAGGATCAAAATGTGCCTACGAAACTGATGACAAAAAATACGACGGAGGTAAGGTAAATGAAAAAAAGATAAACCAAGATGGAAAGATCTTCCGTTCTATGAACGATTTGCAAGGACTTGTAAGCGAAATGGTTCTGCGGATTGGATGGTAGAACACATTAGAGAGCGTGGTAAACAAAAAGAAAAAGAAGCTAAAGAAAAAGAAGTAAGAGAAACGGAGGATAAATAATATGAGTATTGAAAAATTAATTGAGTTACTTCCAACCAGTGTTAAATGTGACACTGTAGATTTTAAAGATGTCAACAGTTTTTAAAAAATAATCAAAGCTTTTCAAATTAACACCTCCTTCCTAAAGGAGATTATATCACAGAAAGGAGACTAATGAACGAATTACAGATTTTTAATTCGCCAGAGTTCGGAGATATTCGGACAATAACTATTGATAATGAACCTTGGTTTTGCATGATTGATATATGCAAAGCATTAGAAATTTCAAATCCGAGCCAGGCAAAGACAAGGTTAAATGCAGATGGGGTCATTACAAATGAGGTCATTGATGGTATCGGGAGAAAGCAGAATGCTAACTTTGTAAATGAACCCAATATGTATAAATTGATTTTCCAGAGCAGAAAAGAATCTGCCGAAAGGTTTACAGACTGGGTGACAAGTAAAGTTCTCCCAGAAATTCGAAAGACAGGTTCCTACAGAAAACCATTGACGGTTGCCGAACAAATTCAGATTCTTGCCCAGGGCACAGCAGATCATGAGGAAAGAATCGAAAAACTTGAAAATACAATGACAATTGACTACGGTCAGCAAAAATATCTTGGGGATCTGGTTTCGCTAGTGGTTATTGAAGCGTTGGGCGGAAAGAAATCTAATGCCTATTCAGAAATCGGAAAGAAAGTATTCGCAGAATGTAATCGAGATGTGAAATCTTATTTCGGTGTAAACGCAAGAAACAACATTCCAAAATTAAGATATGAGGAAGCTGTGAAGTACATCAAGGGATGGCAACCGTGTACAAATACAAAAATGCAGATTCGCGATTGCAATTATGATATTAATTCAGAAAGAAAATGAGGGTAAAACAGTGAAAGATATTAAAAGCTACGAATTTTATGGAGATAATCCAGAAATTTTTCATTCTCTTGTAGGTTTTGAAATTGCAGATATTTTGTTCACACATACCAAAGAAGAAAATGAGAATGTAGTTGTTGTGAAGTGTGCAAATAAGCAACATGTTGAAATTGATCTTCTCTTTAAAGAAGATGGAATATTTGTTACTGAACCATTTGCGGTGGATGAAGATCTTACAATTATTGAATAGGGGAGGTGAACAAAGAATGTTAGCAGATGATTACGTTGCTGAAAGGTTATACGATTATGATTCTAAAATGTATCAGTTATATCGCCGCAAAAACGGACAGAAGGCAAGCGACCTTGTAAAAAAAGTGAAAAATGAAATTGCCGAATGCGGTCTGTCCGCTACTGAAGCGAAAGGCTTTTTAGAGTACATGAAGATTGTTATTGACGCTCAGTCACATCTTCCCATTCAGAAATAACGGAAGTTTTTATTGTTTCTGCTCCGGGAACATTGCCATCATCAATCTCATTTGCGGCATGAAGCATTGAAATTATTTTATGAGAATAAGGATGTTCCTTTCCGCAATTCGGGCACACAACCTTGTCTGTACTTATTCTTTCACTTATATAGTAATCACAATGACAAGTACAGGAAACTTTTAATTTGAGAAACATTTTAACACACCTCCTTTCTGAACACATTATACCATTCAGAGGGAGATAATAAAAGAAAATAGGGAGGAAAAACAATGATTAAATTTGAAAACGGCTTAGTTAATATTTCTGGTAAAGGGATTGATATTCTTTCAGAGTATGCAGTTATCACCCATGAAATTAAAGAGATGTTCGTAAAAAATGGTGGAGAAGAGAAAGACGTAAAAGAGCAGCTTAGACATTCTTTCGAGCATGGTCTTATGAATGAGGAAGAATTTGACAAAGAAATCAAGGAAAAGTTCAAACAGGTAGATGCAATTATTCCGATTGTTTCGCTTCTGGAAGAAATGCTTAAAACATTTGGAGCAAAAGATAAGGAGGACTAATCATGGGAGAAACCAAAAGCACAGATTATATTCCAGAGAACGCCAATGAGGAATACGCACTTCTGGTTGGAAGATTAAAGGCATTTGAAGCTTGGGCGAATAGCGTGAACGATTATGATTTCACAAAGAAAATGGCATTTAGAATGCTTGGGCTTGATGCAGAAAAATCAAAGGAGGAAAAGAAAGAATGAAATGCTTTAAAGGCTTTGACAAAGATTTAAAGTGTAGAGATTTCCATTATGAAATTGGAAAAGAATACACAGAAGAAAAAGCAGACATTTGTAATTGTGGATTCCATGCTTGCGAATTTCCGATGGATGTATTCGGTTATTATCCACCTTCAGATTCCAGATATTGTGAAGTTGAGCTTGAAGAGAATGGCCAGAAATCATCTGATGATAGCAAGAGAGTTGGAAAGAAAATTTCCGTAAAAGCAGAAATTGGAATTGCCGGAATTATAAAAGCTGGCGTTGAATATATAAAAGAGCAAGTTGATTGGGAAGATGATAAGGCAACCAATACCGGATATCAGTCAGCGGCAACCAATACCGGAGATCGGTCAGCAGCAACCAATACCGGAGATCGGTCAGCGGCAACCAATACCGGATATCAGTCAGCGGCAACCAATACCGGATATCGGTCAGCGGCAACCAATACCGGAGATTATTCAGCGGCAACCAATACCGGATATCGGTCAGCAGCAACCAATACCGGAGATCAGTCAGCGGCAACCAATACCGGATATCAGTCAGCGGCAACCAATACCGGAGATTATTCAGCGGCAACCAATACCGGATATCGGTCAGCAGCAACCAATACCGGAGATCAGTCAGCGGCAACCAATACCGGATATCAGTCAGCGGCAACCAATACCGGAAATAAGTCAGCGGCAATTGTCGAAGGAAAAGAAAGCATTGCGTTAGCTACAGGAATTAAATCAAAAGCTAAGGGAAAAATCGGATGTTTTATTGTTCTGACTGAGTGGAAAGAAATTAATAATGAATATCATATTGTAGATATTAAATCAGCAAAAGTAGATGGAGAAAACATTAAAGAAGATACTTTCTATATGTTGAAAGACGGAAAATTTGTAGAAGTAGATTAAGTTGCCCTGGAAGGTACTGACACACCAACCAGGACGGTATCTAACTAAGAATGAGTTAGTTAAATACAGGATTATTATAACACAACCTCCTGTATTTGACAAACAAAAATATAACAGGAGGACTTTTTATGCAAAAAAATGGCGAAAATCAGCCACTTTCCAGTGAAATCATTGCCGATCTGGAAGAAAAGCTGATGGCAAGAAATGTAATTATCGCTATTCTGGCAACTGCACTTGCAGTAACCACATCCAGAAGAAAGTGAGGACAAAATGAAAGAGGTGGTAAAGACAATAGGAGAAATATTTGTAGGAATAGGGATGTTTACAGTAATCTTCTCAATCACATGGATGTTTACATCATTTGATGCTATCGGGGTGTTCTTTGTATCAACAGTCTTATTCTCAATGGTGTTTCTTCCTATTATATTAGAAATGGAGGAAAAGTAAATGCAAAGATTAAATAAAGTAAGATTATCCGGCAGAGCTGGGGAAATAGTGTTCAGCCACGAACATTACGGAAGATACTATTACAAATTTATGCTGACAGTCATTCGCAGAAGCGGTGCAGTGGATATGTTTCCAATAGTCATAGAAGATTCCATTGTACGTGACAATGATTATAACGGAAAAGAAGTTGTTGTAACAGGGGCAATCAGAAGCATGGACACTTCTAAAAATCCAAATAAGCACCACAATGTTAATTATATCGCAGCTGATGAAGTGGAAATCCTAGATGAACAGGTTCCAGATGGCGATATAAACAAAGCAGAGTTTATTGCCAGAAGTTGCACGAAAGAGCCATATGCAAAACTTACATCAGTAACGCACAGAAAAGTTTCAAATCTTTTTGTAGCAATTCCAAGAGAGTATTCAGAAAGAGCGGATTTTATTCGCTGTACTTTATGGGGAAAAGGTGCTGATCTGGCGGTAGAGGTTAAAAGAAATGATTACATTAAAGTATCTGGCAGATTAATGAGCCGTGATGTTTATGTTAATGGGGAAGAAACGGAAACAGTATATGAGATTTCCGTAAAAGAAATGGAGAAATTGGAGGATGAAGAATAATAAGAATGAAGTTCAGATATTTGGCGTAATAATGGATATTCAGCCAGGAACGTTTTTCAAGGACGGAGAAAAATTCGTAAGATTCTATATTGGTGCAAAGCGTACCAGCGGGAACGTAGATTTACTTCCGGTAATTGTTGAAGAAAAGCAGACGGAAGGTTTAAAGATTGGAAAACACGCTTATGTTGAAGGGAGATACAGTTCTTCAAACAAACATGAAAGTGGAAAGTCACATTTGATTCTTGAAATCAAAGCGGAAACAATCTGGTGTGGAGAAGGTGATGGGAGCACAGAAGGTGAAAACAAAATCATTCTGGAAGGTTATCTTTGCAAACCGCCTATTTACCGCAAAACACCAATAGGAAAAGAAATCTGTGATTTGATGATTGCTTGCAACGAATATGACTTACGAAGAACAGATTATATCCCATGTATAGCATGGTGGAAGGAAGCCAGAGAAGCTGATGATTTCAAGGTTGGAGATTTCGTAAAAATAATCGGAAGAATCCAGAGCCGGATTTATCATAAAAAATTATCTGGTGATGAAGTAGAGATCAGAACCGCATATGAGGTATCAATAGGGAGGATAATCGAGCATGAAAGTGGAAGTGAAAAAAATTTACTTGGAGAATTACAAAAAGTTTCCGAGTAAGTCTGTAGATTTGTTTCCAAGAACAGAGATTTCCGGCAGAAACAGAGAAGGAAAATCCACATTAAAGGACGCATATTTGGATGTTCTGACAGGAAAGATGGCAAATGGTACAGAACCGACTTCTATCCGCAGAAAAGAAAATGGATTGGAAGTGCCAAAGGTTGATGTTGTAAGGGAGCTTACACTTGCGATTGATGGGAAAGAAAAAGTGATCCGCAAAATCACAAAGCAGAAGTGGAGAAAACCAAGAGGACAGTCCGAAGAGGTATTCGATGGAAATGAAACTTCTTATGAAATTGACGGATTCCCGGCTAAATCAAAGGATTATACCGAGTTCATCCAGTCAATAGCAGAGCCTTCAACACTTCTGATGTGCAGTAATCCAAAACCATTTCTGAATACATTACAGAAGTCAACAGCAGAATCCAGGAAGGTACTGGAAAAGATGTCTGGTTTCGATATTGCTCAGTTTATGGAAGAGAATCCACAGTACGCTCATGTGGAAGAAATCACAAAGGGGCATTCCGTAGAGGATACCTTGAAGAAACTCCGAAAGGAACTGAATGCACAGAAGAAAAAGGTGGATGCCAAAAACACGGAGATTGCATATGAAACCAATCGAAGCGTTGAAGCAGAAGATACATCTTCCTTGGAAGCCAAAAAACAGGAGCTTAATGCGGAAATTTCCAAACTGGAAGAGCAGGAACAGATTCTTGAAGATTCTGCAAAAGGCTATGACAGTCTTGCGTATGAAATCAGAGGACTGAAATCTTCCAAGGATGGACTTGTTAGCAAGGCGAATGAATGGTTAAGAGACAGACAAAAATTCATTTCTGATACAGTTTCCGAACTTAGGTTAAAAAAATCAGAAAAGGAATCAAGCATTCGTATTATTGGAATGGAACTGGACAACCACATAAGGGAAGCACAACAGGCAAAGGCTGACTTGGATAGAGCCAGAAAGGATTATCCGAGAATCAAGGAAATGGAATGGGATGATTCTGGACTGAAAGCTATTGAAGCTGAGACATTCAATGATTCTGATACCATTTGCCCCACCTGCGGACAGGAACTGCCGGAAGAACAGGTTGCCGAATTGAAAGCCTCCTTTGAGAAAAAGAAGAAGGCTAGAATTGAATCACAGTTGAAAGTAAAAGAATCCTTTGAATCGGAGAAGCAGGAAAAGCTTAAATATGTCTGCGACCTTGGAAATACTTCCGCTGCAAAATTAAAGAAAACTAACGAGGAAATCAACAAATTACAATCGGAAATCAGTGCGGCACAGGATGAAGTTGCTGAACTTGCTAAACAGATCGAGGAAGAACAGTCCAAATTTACGGAGCTTCCAGAATCTGTAGATATGACAAATGATGAAGAATATCTTGCGGTTACAGCGAGAATTGCAGGACTTGAAGAGAAACTGAAATCATTTGATGATGTTCCTGGAAAGAAACAGGAATTAAGAATGCAGATCAGCAATGTTATGAAACAGATTTCCAATGTGGATGCAGACATTAAGATTGCACAGGCAGCAGTCACGGAGAAAGAAAAGCGAGTAGCCGAACTGAATGAAGAACTGAAAAGCCTTGGACAGGTTCAAGCTGATATTGAAAAGAACATTGACACCGTTCTTAACTTCTCAATTCAGAAGAATAAGGCACTGGCAGAGAAAATCAATCCATTTTTCCATCATTTCCAATTCAGTTTCCTTGATTACACGATTGAGGGAAATCCAGTGGAAACTTGCAAGATGATCTGTAATGGAGTGAATTACTTCGATGGTTTGAATTATTCTGACAAAATCTTGTGTGACATTGATTTGCTTAGAGGCTTACAGGCTTTGAACGGTTTGAATTTGCCGATTTTTGTTGACAACAGCGAGAGCGTAAACGCAACCAGACTTCCTAGTGCTGAACAGCAGATGATTGTACTAAGAGTGACGGACGGAGATTTGAGTGTAAAGGAGTTACAGTAATGGCACTTGTAGGATAAAAAACATTTATCCTGTTTCATATGCCACCTAGAAAATATAAATGAAAGGAAAAAGTAAATGGCAGTTCAAAGAAACCCTTGTAGATACTGCACAAGTTCTTATTATGATGAACGAACTAAGCATAGGGTTCCGGCGTTGAAACCAGAATGCAGTAGTTGTGAATGGAGAAAAGAACATAAACAGTATTTGCAGTCTAAAAGACAGTTTATTCCAGGTGAACCAATTACCGACTTGAATACATTATCTGAGCAAGAATGGGTACTATGGTATGGTTGCACCAAACACATTGAAGCTATAAAAAGCATGACTTTAAGAACAGTATTAATGTTTCTTAAAAAAGGAGCATTTTGCAAAGCAATAAAGAAAGAAAAGGAGAATTAATATGGCAGAAACAACAAACGCAAACAACACACCGGCAACACAGAACCAGGCAAAGGCACCAGTAAAGTACAATACTGATTTTAGCCTTGGGATTTTTGGAAGTTCTGATAACTTTATGATGGCAACGCAGATGGCAAAGGCATTCGCAAGCTCAACAATCGTGCCAAAAGAGTACCAGGGAAATTATGCGAATGGTCTTGTTGCTATTGATATGGCAAACAGGCTCAAAACAAGCCCTCTTACGGTTATGCAGAATCTCGATGTTATTCAGGGAAGACCAGCATGGAGAGCCACTTTCTTAATTGCTATGATTAACAGTTCTGGAAAGTATGATATGGAGTTACAGTTCGATGAAAAGCGAGATAAGAACGGAAAACCATATTCTTGCACTTGCTGGACAGAAAAGAACGGGCGAAAGGTTACTGGAATTGAGGTAACAATGGATATGGCACAGGCAGAAGGATGGGTTAATAAGAATGGCTCAAAATGGAAAACCATGCCACAGGTAATGCTTAGATACAGGGCCGCTTCTTTCTTCTCTCGAATGAATTGCCCGGAACTTTCAAATGGGCTTTATACAACAGATGAAGTTATCGAAATTGCAGATGCAGATTACAAGGTTTTTGATCTGGAAAAAGCAGTTGAAAACGATATTAAAAAGAATGCAAATTCAGAAACATTTTCCCCTGTAATCGAAGAAAAGCCAAAGCAGCCAACCGTATCCGAAACCGTAAAAACAGCAGAGAAAGAACCAGTCCCGGCAGCAGAACCAGTGGAAACAGAAATTCCGTCATTTATGAGCCAGGAGGAAATGTAGGATGAAAAAGAAATTGATTATTGCGGCAGCAGTAACAGCTTGTGTATCAATCACAGGCTGTACCGCAAGCTTTGACAGGGAAGTAAAATCTTTTTCAAGTAATTGGAACGGTGGTCTGAACCGTACCGTAACTGTTTACGATTACAACGGCGGTAAAATCAAGTCCTGGTCTGGGAAGTTTGATGTTTCCGAATCTGAAAATGAAGTTTATTTTGACGATTCGGACGGAAAGAGAGTTATTATCCACGGCGGTATTGTCGTAAATGAGGAAAACTGA